GGCTCTTGCATCAACTCTTGGCACTACACAAGGTACTCCTTTTTTAAGTATTTCTTGTGTTGGATTACCAAATTTATCAAAAGTATCTTTTATAAATTTATTGCCAAAGGTTTTAAAGGGGTTAACAAGAGCTCCAGAAACTCCTTCTGTAAGACCTCCGGGTACTTTTAAACCTAAAATATCTGCACCCGCACCAATATCAGGCAACAAAGCAGCAACAGTATCGATTGAAGGTTCACCTAATTTTATATCAGCAACACTTAAAACAGAAGGTATATCTATACCGCCGAGAGCCGTCTTTGCTATATCTAATCCCCCTCCAATATTTGGAAGACCTGCTCCAGGAGGAAGTATTTTAAGATTGTTCGTAAGGTCCTGTAAACTATCTAAAAGCGATACGCCACTTTCTAAAAGCGATGGTTCATTAATTCCTTGCATTAACTTTAAAGTTAACGAAGATAGTTTAGGAGCTAAAGACGTAGCTTTATCAATGCCTGCAGTAACTTGGCCGGTCACTTCAGATGTTGCTGTACTTACCTGAGATTTAATTGCACTTGGAGACAAAGCTGAGAAATCCATACTTTTAAAAGTACTCAGAGCTTCGTCTTGTTTCTCTTTTTGTTTTTGAAGTACAGAATCTTCACCGACCTTTGCCAGCTGTGCTTGTAATGATGCTAATGATGCTACCATTTATTCCTCTAATTTAAATTAATTTTAGCGCCATCAATATCAACTTCAGTATCACCACCAATAATTACTGTAGCCGGCGTATTCATTTCGACATTTTCCGTAGCATCCAAATCAATTTTAGTATCTGCATTAACTTTAAAGTTATCTTCTGTAGTAATGTTTGTATTACTTACAGATCTAACATTAACATTATTACCAGAAGCTATTGAAGTATTATCTAATAAAGATACCAGTTGAATTTCATTTTCTGCAGTGTGGTAAGAGCTATTGCTAATCATAACAGTTTTATTACCAGTAATAGTTTGTTCGTGGTCACTACCGACTGTTACTGTTCCAATATCTTCTCTATGCGCACCACCTATGTTTGTAATTCTATCTTTAGTAATACGAAGACTTTGTTTACCATTAATCTGAGTTGCACTATCAGTTAATACTTCCTTGTGTTCTGATCCTTGAACCTTTGTTACCATATCTCCTTTAATATTTAAATTAAAATCACCATCGCATTCAAAATAGATATCTCCACCTTTATCTTTATCTTGATCTTTACTGACATACAATCTAAGATCAGATTCATTAACAGTAATGTTTACATTGCCACTAACAACCATGTTCTTATCATGCACAACAATTTCATAATCATCACCAACTATTTTTGTTACTCTTGTTCCATTTGGTTGTATCTCATAAAATGTTCCACTATGATGATACTGATGTATTCTTCCAGCGTATTTCGAATCATCAACCTCAAACACGTGCCCAGTTTCTGATACACGTACATGATTCAAAGGATATTTGGACTTATACTTCTCAAAATATGTAGGAGCTACCCCTCTATCTCTAACATCGTGTAGATAGTACGGATCTTTTTCTCCAACATTCTGTCCACCGTATCTTGGATTTGGTTCATTCCATGTGTCCCGTTTAAAATAAAAGGGAAAGTGTTTGCCTGGAGGAGCTCCATCTTTTACTGAAGATAAGAGTGGTGGTTGAGCTTTAGGAACATCTGTTACTCTATTATCAATTTTAACATTAAGAGTAGCTTCGCCTGGTCTAGAACCACCTACATTGGTATCGTGTTTGTCAATTACATCTCCTCGAGCTAATCTATTGACATCACTTTCTTCTAAGAATTTTGACACGTCTTCCGGATCAGTGTAGAATTGAGGATAATTCTCACCTGGATCAGAAAACCCTTTACTAAAATCTGGTTTTTCATCAGGTGCACCAATCATCGTACCTAATATCATTGGCATTTGCATTTGAGTTCCATCTGCAAAGAATCCAAATACCCATGTTCCTTCAACAGGACCAGTTGGACTTGTTCCTACGCCACTTATTGATGCACTAGTAAAAGACATTACAGGAAATGCCCATGGAAGTTGATCAGTAGGAATTGCATCTCTATCATCATTATGAATCCCAAATGCTCTTACACGAACCCTTCCTAGCTCTTTAGGATCATTTCGATCTTCAACTACTCCAAAGAAAAATTGAAATTGTTTAAAATATTGCCCTGCATATCGAGTTGTCATTGTTACGTAGCCTCACTATGAATACTATCAAGAGAATCTTTTGCTAATGCTAAAGTTGTATTGAATTTTCCTTTATCAACAGTATGGATAAGATCAGTAATAAAATAATAACCAGCATACATACTTGATTCTTTATTTTCTGCAGTACCACCTTCTATTAAATCTAAATTAATTACATCACCAACATTTAATTCAGTATCACCATGTACAACTATATTATATCCAAAAGAAGTTAAAAGATTCATATATGCTTTTCTTTTGCCTACTATATGTTCAAAATCTTCTTTATGTTCTGTTGTATCTTTGATCATAGTAAAATCAGCTGGACTTGTACAAAATCTTTTATAGAATGCATCTGTTATATTAAATTTAAAACCAACCGTATTAATTTTATCATATTCTTTTTGCATATCAAAATTAGTATCATAGAAGCTTTTCTTTACATGATCTATAGTTCGTACGCGATTAGAAAAAGCTCCATTTCCTATTTTTTCTAACGTATTAGCTGTGTTAAGAGGAAACATTACCTGTATATTTCTAAAAAATTCCTTAGAGTATCTTGAATGTTCACTCATATTTGAATCATGTGTAAATGTTACAGCAGCTTTACGAGCTTTATCATTATCAATTACCTTTTTAATAAGATTTTCTAAATTAACAAAATGATATCCGTTACTATTTTCAAAAAAGGTAAACATCGATCCTTTAAATGATGATCCACCAAATGCTCTCCGACACAAAAATCGCATTGCAGCAAATGGACTTAACCCTGGAATAATAAAAGATTGAAGACCGTCTATTAATTCAACATTAAAATTTGGGGGGCCCCATGAAAACCCAATTCCATAGTTTCCTTTCTGCAAGGCCTTAAATTCAGAATGTCCTATTATATCAGTAGTAAATATATTCTTTGCAACCTCATCCAGGTTACGGTCTTTAAAAGCTCTATTAACTGTTGATATGTCATTAATTAGTTTTTCTTTTGATGCACAACGCAATACAAGCGAATGTCCTAAATCATGTTGAGTCTTTCCTACAGGCTCATATCCAGTAACATAAAATATTCGTTCAATGGATGTCTTGGTTGGAGTTTGAAATCTCATTCTTACAAACTCTTCTCCTTGCAATCCTTTTGAACCAAACTGTTCAAACACTTGTTTAGATTCACCAAGTGCTATATCTAATGTCATACATGGACTGTGTATTGATTGTGAAATACTAAATGTTGTAAATAAATCTTGAAGATCTAGTACTGACTGATATTCAACAACAGGGCTAGTGTCCTCAACTAATTTACCTAAACTTAATTCATCGAGGACATATTCACCTGCTAAAAATTTTAAACGTGCTACCATTGATTATAACAATCGAGGGTTAGTTAATAAGTTTTGTATTGCAGTTTTAACTGTTGGTAAATATGCAACATTAACTAATTTAATGAATCGTCTATTTTCGTTTATCTTGTCCAAATAAGTATATGCATCTATAGCTGTATAATCACTTGCAGATGCACCACTTGATACAGCTAATGAATCAGCTGATAATGTTATATTTTTAGTATTATGCTCACAGTGTATAGTTGTTGCTTGAGCCGTAGCAATACTACCATACTTCTTTTTAATAAACGATTCAAACTTAGATACACTTAGTGGCCATTCAAAATATGGATCTAATATTTTATTTGCAAGAAGAACAAGCCATACTAGATCTGAGCTTTGATAGTAATTGAATGCCACGTGGTCCGGTGTTTCATCATACTCAACGGCATAGTTTGCAAGCGCAAATGCATCATCCTGAAGTAAAGATGCTACCCTTACACCAATAGCAAGGTTAACTATTTTTTGATTTAAAAATTCAGTTTTAGGAAAGTGTGAGAAATATGACATTAAGTATTTTCCTCCGGACCGAAGTCAGCACCAAACCCTTTCTGAAAGGATCCCTTTATATCAACCGTTACTGGTATATTTGGCACCGATCCTCCCGTTACTGGGTGAGGAACATCCTCATAATCTTCTCGAGTATGAATAGTCGTTTCCATAAGATCCAATGTAATATTAACTGCCGTAGGTGCACCAGTCTCTGCAAAGAAAGAAGGTATTCCATCAGGTGCAAAATTTGTTGTCATGTTTCTTATTACTGCTCTTTTAAAATGATATAAATGTTCCCCTGAGCCCATAATAAAAATATCAACTTCATCTGGAAACTGCAATGTTAAATTCCCATAAGCTCTAACTGGAAGCATCGCTGCTCTCATATGATTAATAACCGATGTTAATGTAGCTGACTCCGCTTTACTCGCTGGAGCTAATTTCCATGAAAAATTATGTGTTCTTAATCCCACCCCTCTAAATAATGCTGTGATATGAGGATTAGGAGCTGTTGCAAAATATCGATTTAAACCAGCAGCTAACATTCCACTCCCAGATCTAAAACCTAATGTTGCAGCTTGAACAAATTGATTTCCTCCCTCGCCAGGTTGAAGAGCAGCCATTGCCCTATCTCGTGCATTCTGGTTACCTGCTACAGCACTTACAAGTTCACCTGCACCAGTTACAAAACTATTCACTTTAGATTTGACCTCGTTTATATTACCTCTAGCAATCAAATCAGATATCTCACCTCCAACTGCTCCAAGCTCAGCTTGATTATACGATGTTTGTACTTGTTCTTGAAGATTAACAGGCACTGGTAAAAGAATAGTTTTATTTAATTTTTGTGATTTAGAATGACTTTCTTTATCATAATGATACCTCCAAAACATAAAAGCCATAAAATGTGAAGAGAGATCGCCTGGAAAAACAAGAGCAGACTCATTTTCGGCGTGGCCCGTAATTGACCCTCGTCTTTTTTCCATAACACTTTTAGGAGGTCTAATTAAATCCTTTATTCTTATATCATCATCAGTATGAGATTGGGTAAACAGCGTCATGGTTTTTCTACCTAAATATTAATATGAGTTATAAGGGCCTATATAAACCTAAAAATCCTTCAAAGTACAAGGGTAATCCTACTAACATTATTTATAGAAGTTTGTGGGAACGTCGTCTTATGTCCTATTTAGATGACCATCCAGATATAATACAATGGTCAAGTGAAGAATTTTGTATACCTTATAGAAGTCCAATCGATAGTAGAATCCATAGATACTTTCCTGACTTCTGGGTTAAGAAGAAGACACGTGATGGACAGATAAATATATCTGTAGTAGAAGTAAAACCGAAAAAGCAATGTGCTCCACCGATAAAAGATCCTAAACATCCAAGACGGTATCTTAAACAGGTTAAACAATTTGGAGTTAATGAAGCAAAGTGGAAAGCAGCAAAAGAATTCTGCACAAATAGAGAATGGAAGTTTCAAATACTAACAGAGGATAATTTATTCTAAAATAATGGTTGCATATATTTTCCAAAGATTAATTGAAGAAGGAGGTCCAACTGGTAAAAATGTTGTGGATGCTCGTAATTGGTTTCGTTCAACTGCAACTCAAGCACGTCCTCAACAAATACTTAGAGGATCAGATACTGAACAACATACAATCCCAAGATTTAAAAGAGTGCTAAGACAGGGGCGATATGAATGGGGAAGAATGATAATGTTTCAATATGATCCAAAAACAAAAGATACATTACCATATTATGATAAATTTCCATTAGTATTCGTTATCGATGTTAATGAAAATAGTTTTTTAGGATTAAACATGCACTACCTATCTCCTATACTAAGAGCACGAATGATGGACGGGCTATGGGATTATGTTCCTTTACAAGAAGGACGAGAGCTCCAAGAAACAGATAAGCTACAAATGATGCAACCATATCGAATACTACAACGACTAAGAAAGTTAAGATGGTACAAACCATGCATCAAAAGATACCTAAATAATCAGGTACGATCTCGGTTTACTACAATTTATCCTAATGAATGGAACATGGCACTATTTTTACCAATGGCATT